AGAATGAATAGGAGGTTCTTTATTTTCATTATCTTTTTCAGTGAACAGTGACATCACAAAAATCCTCATCTCGGGATATTTCATATTCTTTTTTACTTTCCAAATCTTTTACAAATATTTAGACAAAAAAAGAGACCCCCGAAGGAGTCTCTTGAGAAATATAAGCATCTCGCTTACATAAGGTTCTTAACAGCAACACGTCTGTAATAACGGTTAGCGTTAATATGGAGGTTACCCATACCTTGACCTTTACCATCGGCAAATGGATTCGCAACGATTCCGTAACGAGTCTTAAATCCGATTTTTGGTTGGAAGCTGTTCTCTCCAACTGCACGAACCATCTGTAGTGGAACGTATGGGCAGTAGAATAGTCCTGCATCATAAGGTGAAGTACCTTTGTAGCCAACAACGTAATACTGATTACCATTGTTTGTCTGGGTATTACCAGAAACATCTAGGTTAGCAGCATATGGGTCGATGTAGACTCTATACTTACCTTGTAGAACACCAGCAAATGTATTGCCTGTGTCATCAACATTAAGGTTAGCATTAAGTGCAGGGGTGTAATCAAGAACACCTGCCATTGTAAGTGCAGAAGCAACATCAGCAGAACAAAGGATGATGTTACCCTTTCCGCGACGAGTTCTTTGTGCGATTGCGTTAGCATCTCTCTCAATCTGGAATAGAAGTCCTTTGAACTTCTCAACTGACCATCTTCCGTTTGAGTCGATGTCGAGGTCGAAGATACCAGCAGTTGCTGTGTTAGAAACAGCACCCTGTTCAGCAGTCTTGTAAATGGTACGAATAACTTCTCTGTTGATTTCAGCAAGTATCTCTGTAGAAAGGATATTTGCTAACTCAGCTTCAGCATTCAAGCCATGGATTGCCTTAAGGTCTTGAGCAAGCTCTAATGAGTACTCAGCTTTAAGTGCTCTGGAACGTGCAGTTACAGTGACTTTCTCGATTGAGAATGCCATCTGGTTGAAAGCTGCTGAACCAGAAGTTCCAAGTGCTTCAGCTTCGCTTGTCTCCATACCCTGACCAACGTTGTAGTCAGTAGAAGTAGCAGATGAAGTTGGGTTAAGAACAGATGGGTTAGTACCAGTCTGGTTAGTTGTACCAAAACCAACGGATGTATTACCAAATCCAGAGGTATTGTTATAACTAGCATTCATTCCAGAGAATGCAGTATCTGCTTCGTTGTAGAACGCTTCGGTTCCAGTCTGCTTCTCGTAACGAGAACGCATTGCGAAGATAAGTCCAGTAGGACCAGACATTGGTTGAACACCAGCAAGGTCATATGCGACCAAGTTTGGCATTGAACGTCTAATCAATGAGATTAGAACTGGGTCGAAACCAGCAACTGGACCAGAAGCAGTTGCAGTACCACTAAAACCTGGAGGATTACTACCTGCAGAGTTAGTTGGTGCGGCTTCAGAAAGAAGTGATCCACTCTCTTGGAAAGCAGATGACTCTCTTAAAAATTTTTCTTGGTTTTCTAGTAGAACAGCAGTAACCGATCTCTTATGATTGTCTTCGATTTTATCGAGACCCTCATACTCTAGGAGGGGTTTCCACTTTTCGACTAGATGTTCTGATTGGAACATCTTAGTTTACCTAATTAGTGTTTACGTTTGAATAATTTTAAATTCAGTTTATTACTTAAATGCTGAAAGTGTCTTCAGATAAGAAGCCATTGATGCAGTATGAGATTCAAGTCCCTCTGCGTTGTCTACTCCTTCTGAAAGATTTTCAGATTTAGCTGCTGGAGCACCTTTATGGGGGAAATAAGATTCCTTTAGTGTTTCCAACTTTTCACGATACTCTTCGTCACTTTCAAACTCTACACTTTCAGCAAGTGAAGCGAGCTTCTCTTTCTGAGTAGCAGCAAGGCCATCAGAAACAGATTCTAAGATACCATCAGCAGTAGCCTCAGCGAGACTCTTGTTTAAGGTGATATTCTTTTCTATTTGCTCATTGAGCTTGGTTTCCATGTCATCAAGTTTTTCTACCATACTCTTAAGGACATCATATTTTTCTTCAGGGATTTCTACATAATGTTCTTCAAAAAGACCCTTCATTCCAGAAAGGAATGATTCGGTCATGTCTGCCTTAAGGCCATTTTCAATGGCAAGTTGGTTCTCATCGAACCACTCATCGGCGACATACTCAAGGTAAGAATCTACACGTTCTTGTAGACCTACCTTAATTTCTTCTACGTGCTCATCAAGTTTAGAGTCAAACTCTTCTTGGATCTCTGCACGGATTGCGGAAGCTTTTGAGTTGATAGCAGCTTCAAAGATTGTCTTTGCTTTGCCTTGGTTCTCCTCACTGAGTTCCAAACCTTGGACAAGAGCATTTAAATCATCTTCCATATCATACTCAACTGTCTCTTCTTCGACAGTTTCCTCTTCAGCAACGATTTCTTCTACTTCAGTAGGCTCTTCTGCTACAATTTCTTGTTCGTCAGTCACTTCTACTTCGTCTCCTTGCTTTAGAGTTTTTCCTTTGCGATTAGTTACGGCATCGGATACCTTTTTCAAAGGACCAGCGGGGTCTTTTAACTTAGCACTATCATTAGTAGGGCTATAGTTATCTGGGGTAGGACCACCTAAATCTTCCCATGTTGGGGAAGTGCCACCTGTTGTTAGTTTTGGCATTGGCTCTGCTGGTTTTGCATTAGCATTAACAGCAGTTTTAGATTGCTTTGTGCCTACTTCCATTTCTTGTAATTGATTTCCACTAGACATTGAAGTTTTCTCCGATTTACGCTTGATTAAATCTATATTTATTTAGAATATTTATAAGTTTGATAAGAAATTATTAAATAGAGCCAATTTGCGCTCCTCTAATTCCTTCTGTGTAGTCAATGTATCAATCTCTTGATACATCTTTGCAGCAAACTTCTCACGAAGTATACCACCATCCCACACCCAGTCTTTTCCTTCCATAATTCCCTCAACAAATGCATCGGGAGCAGAAGGATCAGCAACGATGTCAGCAGCAGTTGCTAACATAAAGTCGTCACCGACTACATTAACACCTTCACGGGTTGGCTTTAAAGATCCAATTCCACGAGAAGATACACCAAGTTTTACACCTTCGTCAATAAGTGAAGATGCAATTTTACCCATTGGTGTGCTAAGAATTTTAGCCTTACCAACAAAATTAGAACCACTTTCTTTAAGTGATACTATTTTATGTGAGACCCTATCGAGGTTTACGGTAGGACCTTCGGGATGACCAAGTTCTCCAAGAGCTCTGCCAGATACAACGTGATTTTCGTTGTAACGTCCAACTTCCCTCCTAAGAGTTTCCATTGGATACATACGTCCATTACGGTTTTTGATATTTCCTTGTAAGAAAACACCCTCAATATACATGGACTTCTTGCCATTTCTAGTTTCGACAAGAAACTCTACTGATTCAATTTCTTCCGTAATGAGTTTCATCAACCTTCCCCTGTGATTTGAACTTGTTGGAAATAGAGTGCTCCAGTTTTTGCACCAAGACCAATTCCAAATGAACTAACTTTAAATGAACTTCTCAACTCCGCCCAATTGGTGGAAACATAATCAGTTTTAATACCAGAAGTATCAGCGTTAACTGTTATTCTAGTACTAAAATTACCATTTCTTCCAGATCCATTCCAAACTTTCGTTACTGTAGAAAATCCTACAGAAGCTTCAAAGTATGGTTGACCATCTACTCTTAGAGTAACCATATCATTAACACCAAAAGGAGAACCTGTTCCTTCTGGAAAATCTATTAGTGTTGTAGCACCAGTAGTAATTCCAACGACTCTCTGTGAAGAAGGTCGATTAAGTGTAATGGTTGTAGGCTTATCTTTAAGAACTAGATAATCGGTTGCATCTGCAGCAGGTGAAAATTCACTTTTAGAAATCGCAACATGTGCTCCTTGTAAATCTGAATCACCAACAATGGCAACTCTCAATGTATCAGACATATGTGAAATTACTCCACTTGTCCTTGCATGACCAGCACCGACAGACACGGTTATTGATGAGCCAGTTCCTACGGGTTGATGTGCCATTTATACAAACCTTATAGTATTAAAATTCATTTACTAGTTATTTATAGAATTACTCTTCTGGTTCATCTTCAACTTCAGTTTCTACTTCTGCTTCAGTTTCTGGTTGTCCTGCAATAACTGCAGCAGCCTTATCTACTTCAGCTTCAATCTCATCTGCTGATTCTTGATCACCAAATAATGAATTAGCTACATTAGGCTTATATCCATCAACTCTTTCAGCTGACTTTGCATATAAAATATCTTTTATTTTATCGCTAACCTGTGAAGCCGAATCATCCGCAGCAATCATATCCATAAGTTCATCCATAGTATTAGTGTCAAATGAGTAACTATATTCTATTTAGACACTATTTATTCTTCTGAATCGTAGATTCCATCATCATAGTCATCATAGATTGTTTCATCCACACTAAATGTGCAGTAGGTTCCTGCATATGTTGAGGTCTTTTTGCAGATCCAGGTCTATTTTTATGATAAAAATCTACAGCATTATAGATCAATCTAACATCCTCTTCACATAATTTAACTCCAAATTGTGGTTGTTTATCTCTATCTCTTTTAATTTGATTTCGGTGCTTAGGCACTAAATCTCTCCGCCTTTTGGCTTAACTATATTTGCATCCATAGTTGTCGATTTAGCATCTACATCCATAGATCTAAGTGCAGCATCTGGTTCACCACCAGCAGCAGAGCTCTACGCTCCA